ATCATATTGATTGTTATCTACTTCTAGGTTTTCTTTAAATACGCTTTGATTTTCTAATACTAAACCACTACCAAAATGGGTAGGCATGTCATTTTCGAACTTACCTCCAGCAGACTGAATATAAAACTTATTATCTTTATTTTTTGCAGGATACAACAGCAAGCAGCCAAATATTCCGGCTTCTGTATATTGATTTACATATTCTAATACTTTATCAAACCAGTTTTCTTCGAATTCATACATATCAGCATGTAGTATAAATATATCATGTTCTGGATATTTGTTCCATATTTTCTGAAACATTAAATCAGAGCCTATACCTGCAACATCTTGTTCATAGTGTATATCAAGCTGCCAAAATGCTTGCTTATGCGCTTTTATCTCTTCTTCGTATACATATGGAGTAATTATTTTTACTTTAGTCATTGAATAGTTTATCTGTCCAAGTTTTAGGGGTTTTTTCCGTTATTATTTCTAGCGGTAAGTGATAATTAAATTGTCTATTAGAACTGCGTCTAATCCAAGCTACAGTATCAGCTATTACATCTTCTGTTGTTTTATGCGTTTTATAATCTAATAGTTGCTCAGCTTTTTCAGTTGATACCCATGCATCCAATACTTCTCTAGGTCGTGCAGCTATTCTTTTTATATCTGGCTCTCTATTAAAATGTTTGTACACGCTGTACGCTAGTTCATTTATAGTTATCTCTGTTCCATGACTTGGCCCTATATTAAACACACTTTTGTTTGCTAACTCATCTTTTTTATTATATAAAGATATAAAGGCATCAACACAATCATCTATATGAGAAAAACTTCTTTTTTGTTCTCCATCACCATAAATATATATATTTTTATCATTTATAATTCTATTAGCAAAAATACTCATTACATTTCTAAAAGGGTCAGAGTAGCATTGATGAGGCCCGCTTACATTATGAGGAACTAAGTGAAAAACTCTAATACCGTGAATGTCGCTTAATAAATTTAGTTGCTGTTCTGCGTGAAGTTTAGCTAAACCATATGGGTCTATAGGGTTAGGTAAATCGCTTTCTTTAAAAGGAGTAGCTATATTACCATATCTGGCCATACTACTGGTATTTATAAAGGTTTTAACTTTAGTAGCAATTCCAGCACTCGCTACAGAAACAGTACCGCTATATATATTATTAGTTATTGTACTAGGAGAAAAAACACTTAATCCTTCATGAGCTAATGCTGCACAATGAATAATTAATTCAGGCTTGTGCTTTTTAAAAATATTAGATATTGCAAATGAGTTTAGTATATCTTCGTTATAATATATAAAGTTATTATTATCTGGCATATTACTTGCATAACCACCTACCAGATTATCTATGCCTATAATTTTATGACTTTTTAAAAATCTATGACAAAGATGGCTTCCTATTAGCCCTGCACTGCCTGTTATAGCAATAGTGTTCATATATATGCCTTATAAATTATCGTTTATTATTCCTGAATAGAAAACTTGGTTATTTTCCATATTTTCGTATACACATTCTGCGGAAGATATTATATTATTTGATCGTATATAACGATTTTCTACTATAGAACTATGATTTTGTAATATATTATTATTTCCTACTTGTACATTAGTATTTACACAAGCATAAGGATATAGTATATTATTATTATTGACTATAGAGCCGTGTTGAACAGACGCATAAGAGTGTAAAAAGTTAAAACTATTAATGTCTGCACTACCAAATAAACCAGAAAAAGGATATAGTATATTACCATATCCTAACGTAGAAATTGGAGATATATAAGATTTTTCAAAAATGATATTAGGAAACTGTGTTTCCCAATCTATTTCTAAAGCACTAAAATAATCTATAAATTCTTGTCGTTTACTTGTATTAGTAGTAGCTAAAACAAAACAACAATCATCTGTAATTTTTAGTTCGTTTTTTTCTTTCGCTAAATATAATTTATTATCTGCTAGTCTTACAAAACCTTGTATATCAAATTTTTTATTTATTTCTATGCACAAAGACTGTGCACTATAATCGTCACCTAGTATATACATAGCAAAAAAGGAGAAGGCCAAAAGACCTTCTCCTCCTATATTAGAAGTTTAATTCGAGACGAAGCTCGACATCAGAATATTCATATTCTGTGTCAAAAGTTACAGCTGTTGTAGCTGTAAGATATGGAGCACTGGCTGGCTCATATCTAACACCGATTTCTGAACCTAGATGCTCAGTTTCGATAATGTCAGCATTAAACTCTGCATAAGCAGTAATACCGTAATCAAATGTGTAACCCAACTCTCCTTCGTAGGTAGCAGTTAGTTTTTCATTTTCAACTGAATAAACAGTTTCTACAGTATTATCTAGATATGCTGCATTTCCTAGATCTAATGCAGCTACGCTTGTTGCACAAAGTGCAAAGACTGTTGACGCAATTATAGTTTTATTCATATTTTATTCCTTATTTTCATGAAAAGTCCGAATATACCGGTAAAAATATATATTGTTATTAATATATTTATAGCGATACCTTATATAGTAAAGCCGTTTCTTTTTATCAGCTTTTTCATATTGTCTGCATACAAAGATCTTCTATTGCTAGGTTCGAAACCTTCATCTAAGTTACATAATAAACCGTATTTAGATATAGCTTGTAGGCCTAATATATCAATTAATTTAGCTTCTTTAGCTAAAGCTTTTGATTCATTTAAGTTTTTTTCTGCTATAAATACTTCTATATCTTTTTTATATTTTATTATGTTTGTTCTTATTTTTCTATGAGAGTCGTTTCTAGCCAGATTATATGCTCTGTTGTCTTTACCCTTGCCTACGTAAAAAGGTTCATAGTTTATTCCAGGAAATTGTAAAGAAATAAATAAATGTTTTAAGTTATTTTTTACAAATAAAGGCTTTAAAGGGTTACAATGAAAATATATATAGTATTCTCCTATATCGTCATACTCTCCAGGTAGCTTAAAATTATAAATATCTTTCATTATAGGTAGTATGGTATCTAAGTTGTACTTAGAACCGTTAAAATGTATCTGATCGTAACCCAGTTGTCTGAGTACTGTTTTACGTCTTTTTTGTAATTTTGTTATATTTCTTTTTAGATCGCTTGGATCGTCAAAATCTATTTCAATTATTTTTTTATTCATTTTATACCATAAAAAACGGAGAATTTATATAGGCTCTCCGTTACACCTATGATTAAAATACCATACTAAATCAAGCTGCTAGAGCTAGTTCAGAAGGTGCAAAGTTATCGTTTGCATTTATAAAGATCTTGCGTTAACCGAGCTTGCGCCGGGCATCCTAGTAAATACTTTTCATCGCACGTCGATCCCAATTCAGCCCCATCAAAGATATATACTATTAAAGTATATACCCATGGTGGAGCTGCGGAGATTCGAACTCCGGTCCGTAACAACTATTATATTTACCAATAATCTGATAACCGATAGCTATTTATCAGATACCTTTTTAGTCATTTTAGCTATTATTGCAGAAATATCTATTACTTCTGTTTCTACTAGCACATAGTCTTTTTTGTGTGTAACTTTTATATCTTTTGAGATTTTAGAGATCCATTTCTTTAGGCTGCTCTACTACAGCACTATAATTAAAAACCCTAAAATCATCAGCTTCAATATCCCATACAAGCTTCATGCCTTTTGGATATTTTTTATCAACACCTGTACCTGTAATTCGTTCTTGTAACAAAGATTCTGGTAGATCTTCTACATGAGCGAATAGCATTTCTCGGATTTCGCCATTCTTTTTAATAAAAGAGCCTTTATATGTTTTCATCGCATTCTCCGTTGTTAATAACTAGAGAATAACAATAAAAAAACCAACTAGCAACTATAAATTAACGTTGGTTTGTGTTTTTCTTGTATTTAGTTTTACGCGGAGGTCGCTGCTCTGCTCTTATAGCGCGTTGTTCTATCTGCGCACGTTTTTTAAGCCATCTCTTACGACCAGCTTTTTCTTCTAAACGTTTTTTCTCACTTTTTGAGGTAAAATGTCTTTTATTTCTAAGCTCTTTAGTATCACCCTCTTTAAAAAGTTTCTTTTTTAGGATTCTTACTGCCTTAGAAATATCATTATTTCTTACATATATCTTCATTAATAGTTATTATACCCTATATATAATTTGTTGTCTATAAAATTTTTGAATTTTGAATAAATGGTCTTTCAAACTGTACAAAAATAAAAAAGTGAAACAGCAATAAAGCTGTCACTTTCAATTTATTATTGCCTAATGGAAAAATCTATGCTAGTAATTAGTTAACAGAATTATTAATTAGCCATTTTACTAAAGCATCATTTGTTAGCTTAGCATTAATACTATTCTTATACGCATTATTTTTAAGTAAAATAATACAAGGAAATCTAGTAGGTTTAGTATTATATAAAGTTAAATACTCAGAGTCAGTAGATACTATGTCTACTGTTATATTAGAAAAATAACTTTCTATATGTTCAGCTTGTTTTTCTACATAGTTTAATAAGCTGCTTTGAGGAGCAATTATAAGTTTATACTTCATTAGAATCTTCTATAGATTTAAGTCTTTCTTCTAGTTCTAGAATACGATTATACATATCTACATATTGATTATGTAGAAATTGTATATCTTCTCCTAAATCAGTACCTAAGCTACTGATTTCACTTTTTAAGGTTTTTACCTCTAATTTAACATATTTTTCACTTGCATACATAGTAAAACTATAGTATATTTAAAGTAATAAGTCAATAAAAATTTTAACAATAAGGATAATTTGTGCATAAACGACCTAGCTTACAAGAAGCATTACAAGTATTACGCAATCTTAGTACATTCAGTATTGATTGCGTAGAAGTATTAGAAGAGTATGCTGATTTAAAAAGTCAGGGACAAGAATTTCTAGCAGCTAGGCTAGTAGTAGATTCTGTAGATCATTTTTATCATTTGCAAGGAGTAGCTAATGGCTAAGAAAAAACCTGTATATACAGGTTCGGGGTATAGTGTTTGGGGTTTTGGAAGGTTAATTAGAGAAGCTGAAAATATTGCTAGGTGGAACCCTTGGGTAGCTCATGCTTGGATGGAAGAAGCAAGAAACAAGCTTTCTCTAGACACGCCCTTTTATAGAGAGTTTAATGAAACAGCACAACGTATTAATTATAGATGGGCATTACTTAAAAGGTTCAGGTGGTTCGACGAAGTCGAATTTTGGGAACTAGACGGCGTAAACTATAAAACAACTTATATTGAATATATCTAAAAGGTAAAAAATGCACTTTAAACTTAACAATCGTAATCCTTATCGTAGTCTTGTTATGAACGCAAAAGCTATTCATAAAGCGCCTTTGCCTGATGAAGAAAAAGTTAAGTTGTATCGACAGCTTTATAAGCTGCTTAATAATAAACTATCAGAAACAGAACAATATTTGACAAATAGCACAGCTTTCGCACCTCGATGCGAACACTGGAATCAGCGAGTAGTAGACAGTATCTCTCCAGTAAAGAATACAAAAAATCCTTGGCTTGCGTTTAAAAAGGCTTATATAGCCGCATTGCGAAACGACGCTGCTGCTCTAGTTATTAGTAAAGAGCTAGGCTGGTTTACTATGAGTAAATATAAAGAAGACTGGTTAGCATGTTGAATAAGACAGAAGAAATAGTATGGAAGGCTCTAAAAGGCCTTCCCGTTACTGTTATAGATACTGAACAGGGAGAACTGTGGGATAGCCCTGTATGGGAACTAGTATCTCCGCGAGAAGATGGATCTAGAGAGATAGGCAGTGCTAATATGATTGCTGCGTATAATCTTATTCATAAGCACAGAATAAATGATGATTCTATTATAGATATATTCAAGAATACGATAGAATCTCTAGAAGAGAAAAAATTAATTAGACGTAACCCAGAAATCGTAAGACAATCTTTTAAGGTAGTATAATGGACGAAGATCTTAAGAAAGAAATCAATAAAATTGTAGATTTGATGATTCAAATTGATGCTATGCGTGAGACTATTTCAGAGCTGAAAAAAGAAATTAAAAAAGATTATGAAATTCCTGTAGCTACTATCAATAAGGTTGCTACTATTCTAAGAAAACAAAATCTTGTAGAAGAAGATGAAAAGTGGCAAGAAATTAAAGAGTATGTAGAAAGCCTTAGTTAATGAGAATTTTATCTATAAACTGCTTTCAGCCTAATAGTGCTGCGGCAGCTATAGAGGATGGAAAAATACTGGGAGCTTATTATGAGTCTCATTTAAGTGGTATAAAATATAATTCTGCATTTCCTAAAAATGCAGTAAATGCTCTAAAAAATGTGTATAAAGACTTTGATAAAGTAGTTTTTTCTGTACCTCAAACTTACAAAAAATCTTATGAAGCTGCAAAAGCTTATACTAATGCCTCGCCTACTTTAGTAGATCATCGCGAGGCATTAGCTATGAGCACAATTATGCAACAAAGATGGGATACTTGTGCAGTACTAGTTGTAGATACTTTTTATACTGCAATTGGGTACTACGCTAATAAACAATTTTATTGGTTAAAAAGTTTTAAATATCCTAACTCTGTATGTTTATTTTACAGTACAGCTTGTAGATTTTTAGGCTATGAGCCTATAGTAGAAGAACATAAACTAGAACAATTAGCTAGCACAGGAGATCCTGTATTTTATGAGTATATAACAAAAAATTTAATTGACATATCTCCAAAAGACTATAAAATTAAATTTAATTTAGAGCGTGGCATAGGTTTTGGACATGCTAATGCTGATATAGCGAGTAGTGTACAAAAAATATTTACAGAAGTTGTTATTAATCTTGCTACACACTTAAAAACATTAGTAGATACTGATAATCTTGTTTTTGTGGGTAAAGGCAGTAAAAATATACAAACAGCTACTGCTATATCTGATATTTTTCCTAATGTTGCTATAAATACTGCTAGTGATGCGGGAGAGTCTGTGTTAGGAGCCGCAGCACTGCTAATCCCTATTTGTTGGGAAAATAGCTATTTAGGAATCTATAAAACTACTAAAGCTATAGCCGATGATTATGCTTCCGACATTATAAAAGGTGATATAGTTACTTTTATAGAAGGCAAACAAGCTTTTAGTTTAGAGTCTTTAGGGTCTAGAGCAAAACTAGCTATACCTTATACAAATAATATGAAAAAACTAAATAATCCTATAGCTGTAGTGGAAAAAACTCGTTTTAAAGAGTTTTTCTATTCTGGAATACCTAACACTACAACTTATTGTGAAATAAGAAAAGATTTAATACCTTATACTACCCATATTCGATGTCTAGCTGTTGATAGTTCTAGTCATCCTTATCTAAACCGTATACTAAAGGTAACAAGCTTACACGGATTTCCAGTACTGGTTTATGAGGATAGTACATGAAATTTAATTATTTAACCGATATGAAAGTAGATACTCTACCAAGTGGTAGAACGTACCATACACCAGACGGTTCTTATCCTTCTATTACAACTGTATTAGGCAAAACTGCTAATAATCCCTGGCTAGCTGCTTGGAAGGCTAGAGTAGGAGAAGAAGAAGCTGCTAGAATATCTAAAGAAGCTACTGACAGAGGTACTATAGTTCACGATTTTGCAGAACGGCATTTTAATGGAGAATCTATACATTTAGAGAATCATAGCCCTGACATAATACAAATGACTAATGATTTAATTCGTTCTGTAGAAACAGGTATAGAAGAAATTTGGGGACAAGAGCAAATATTATGGTCTAATAAGTACCGATATGCTGGTAGATCTGATATGATCGGTATTTGGAAAGGTAAGCCTAGCATTGTAGATTTTAAAACATCTAAAAAACGCAAATCTTCTTCTAATATTAGAGATTATTATATTCAATGTTGCGCCTATGCTATAGCACATAATGAGCTTTATGGTACAGGTATACGAAATGGAGTTATCATTATAACTGTTGACGGTGATAAGCCGCAAATTTTTGAAAAGGATTTACCTCCTTTTTTATATGAGTTAAGAAATAGAAGGAAAGCTTTTGAAGTATTTGAAAATGATCTTTAGGCGTAAACAAAAACCTATAGTAAACGACGAGTACGTTTACGGATTTTACTATGAGTAGAAGAATAAAGCCGCAATTAGAAAAATTTTTTAAAAGTAAATCTTTGACAGAGTGGGAAAATTCTTTTATATTAGGATGTATAAGATCACAACAAAAACACCCGCAACTTACTCCGAAGCAGTGGAGTATTGTTTGCAGTATAAAAGAAAGGTATGAAAATGCCAAAGACGAGTAGTGTAAAAAGACTACCTAGCGGTAAGCTGGAATATCGTGGAGAAACGTTTAGTGGGTATAACAAACCTAAACGAGATACTAAAACTAAACATAAAGAAGTTGTACTAGCTAAAAAAGGTGATGATGTTAAGTTAGTAAGATATGGTCATGATGATTACGGGCATAACTATAGTACTGAAGCTAGAAAAAACTATTTAAGTAGAAGTGCGGGTATTAAAGATAAAAGCGGTAAACTAACTAAAGACGATAAGTTTAGTGCTAATTACTGGGCAAGAAAAAAATTATGGGCAGGACCTAAAGGCTCAAAAAAATCACCACCAAAGAAATGAGAACAATATGCTTGATGAAAACATTAAAGAATTAAAAGAATGGGCTGTAGCCGAGACATGGTTGTCTCGTCATGGTTATGGTCTTGAACAAATTAGAGAACAAAAAGAACTATGGGAAAAAGCTAAAGCGCCAAAACAAGCTCCTATAGGAACAACTACTAGTAAAGTAGTAACTAGCAGTACTATAAAGCCGCAAAAAACTATTAAGTAAATTTTTACAAATTTAAACTAATTAGAGTCGGAGAAGCGTTTTCTCCGACTTTTTTATTGGAATAAGCTATTTTACTATGTTAAGCTGAAAGGAGCACAATAAAGGAAAAGCTATGAGTTACTTTAACAAAACACAAAAATCCTGGAAAATTTCACAATGCTGTCAATTCTTCGATAAAAAACTAGCTAAACGCTATAATTTTGGTACTACAACTAAAACATATGCTTTAAAAGACGGAGGAAAAACAAAAGTACAAACTAAAGCGATTGAAAACTGCAAAAAACTACTTGATGTTTTAACTACTTATTTTCCTACTCAACCACATAATTTACGTAGTTTTCGCATATCTTCAGAAATGTTTCCTTGCTATACTCTAGATTTTACACAAGATTGGTATGCTGAAATATGGGAAGAGATTTCTTCTACCCTAGCAAAAGCTGGAGAGGCTGCTAAAAAACATGAAATTCGCTTGAGTGTGCATCCAGGACAATACACAGTTTTAGCATCAAACAAAGCACAAGTAGTAGAAAATTCTGTAAAAGACTTAGAATATCATGCTCTCTATGGTAAGCTTATGAACTTAGACCCTGAAGATTTTTCTATGAATATTCACTTGCAAGGCTTGTATGGCGGTAAGCGAGAAGATGGTATTAAGAGGTTTGCAACACATTTTCACTATCTATCTGACTATGCACAAAAATGTCTGTCTGTAGAGAACGAAGATAAATATAAATCAGGTTATGATATTGTACATGTTTTAGATTTGTGTTCTAAAATTCCTACTCGTGCTACTTTTGATATTCATCACTATGAATGTCTACGTCAAAAAGAGTGTGATCTACCTTCTGTCAACGATCAAGTATTTAAAGAAGCAGTAGCTACTTGGAAAGATATACGACCTCTTTTTCATGTTAGTCAAACTCTTTTAGGACCAGATGGTTATGACGGTCCTCGTATGAATGCTCATAGTGAAATTTTACATGATAGAGACCGTTTAGCAAACTTAGTACCTATGCTAGAATATGCAGACTTTGATATTGAAGCAAAAAATAAAGAAGTAGCTGTACAAGATGCGTACTCTTTCATTAAGGAAGAGTGTGAATTTGCTGGGGAGCCTTTAGTTGTAAAAAATTAATTTATTGACATACTAGTAATATCTTGTATAATAAGAGTGTGAGCAGCACTCTTATTTTTTTGGAGATATTATGAAACGAAAATCTACAGTAAACTCAGCTGGAGTATATACTAAACCTGGCTTGAGAAAAAAACTATTTGAAAAAATTAAGAGAGGTTCAAAAGGCGGTAGCGCCGGTCAGTGGAGTGCTAGAAAAGCACAATTACTTGCTCGCGAATATAAAAAAGAAGGAGGAGGTTACAAAAAATGAAAAAACCTTCAAAAACTAATACAAAAGACAATAAAAAGTCAAAAGGACTTACAGCAGCTCAGAAAAAATTACCACCAGCACTACAAGCTGCAATTTTAAAAAAGCAAAAGGCTAAAAAGTAAATGCCTATTCGTAAAGTTAAAGGCGGATATAAATGGGGCAGTAGCGGTAAAGTATACCCTACTAAGAAAAAAGCAGTAAAACAAGCACAAGCAGCTTATGCTAGTGGATACAAAAAGAAAAAATAATGCTAAAAAAACAACAACAGTCTTTAAAACGCTGGACAAAACAAAAGTGGCAGTATTCTTCTGAAAAAGAGCAAGATAAGCCTAAAAATAAAAGAGGCCGTTATCTACCCAAAGCTGCTTGGGATGCTCTTAGTTCGGGGGAAAAACGTGCTACAAATGCTGCTAAAAGAGCAGGAACAAAAGCTGGTAAACAATTTGTAAAACAGCCAAAAAACATAGCTAAAAAAACTAGAAGTCACCGTAAATAATGAATATATATCGAGCATTAGTAGGTTGCCCCCTATGCCTTGAGAACCAAGAAGTCTGGAATAGTAATGGTTCTATACTACCTACTAGCCTAATTAAGTGTTTTAATTGTAATAATATGTATGATAGTGATAGCCATATGACAGGTTTTCTGTGCTTAAGAAGTAACAGTCACATCACAACTACTAATGTACGAGACTATATCAATAATTAACTTGCTTACTTACTTATTTTGTTTTATAAATATATTATTGTAACAAACTAATATGGAGACTATGTAATGGCTAAGAAAAAAGGCGGAAAGTCCAAAGGTGCGGTATCAGCTGGTATTCATTCAAACGTATCCACTGCTACTAAAAAACTAGTTAAGTCTGGTTACAAGCAATCAGGACAGCGAGTTCTTAATCAGCTTAATGCTCATCTTGCAGGTAAAAAGGTGATGCTTACTATTCCTAACCCTAACAAGGAACAAACTAATAAGCCTTTTATTAGGGTTCCTTCTACTGAGATCTGGAAAGATCCAAAAAACAATAGTTATATGATGCGATAATAATAATGCCCTGGAACTCTTACGATCCTACACTGAAAATGAAAATATATAAAAACTTACCTGTAGACGGTGAGGTTATTCCTACTACAGATGAGGTAGCTTATTCTTTAGATAGAAATAAACTACACAAGTGGGTATATAATAAATTATTAGTGAATGAGCTTCAGGGCATTCCTTATGGTATTTGCGGTATTGAGCCTACAGAATATCCTGTTATAGTAAAACCTATTTTTAATTTAGAGGGTGGCGGTACAGGCGCCATAGTCGCTCATAATATAGAAGAATACAATAAGTATAAGAAGCCTGGATATTTCTGGTCTAGATTTCAAATGGGTGAGCACTATTCTGTAGATCTAATAGTTGTTGACGGGTCCATAAAAGAATTAATATGTTTTAGAGCAGAAAAACTACAACTAGGTTTATTTGATTACTGGGAACGTTATTTGCTTCCTAGTAATTTAGTAAGCTATGTTACTGATTTTATAGATAAATATTTTACTAATTACTCTGGGTGCATAAATCTAGAAATAATCGGTGAAGCTATAACTGAAATTCATTTACGTATGGGTGATATAGATAGGTTAGCTGATTT